AACAATCTTATTCTTTTTCTCATTCACATCAACATTTCTACTACCACCTTTCTGAAATCTTTCTAGTGCTGATGCGTCTTGATCATTAAAATACTTTAGAGCATTTGAAGCTCCTCCTTTGTTATCATATACCATAAGTTCTAATTTTTATTTTCTTCTCCCGGTCCCTCTACCTACATATTTAGAAGTTCTGGGTTTACCTTTTATTTTTTGAGTAACATAGGTTGTAGTGCCTTTTGATTTAGAACCTGACATTTCTTTAACTTTGCTTTTAGTTCTTTTTTGATTTCCAGATTTACTTTTGTTTATTTGAGAATAAACGCCAGATCCCTTCCCATCACTAACTGTTTTACTTTTTATCGTCTGCTTTGTTTTCTTATTAGAATCAGTTTTACTTGTTTTTTGTACATTTTTGGTTTTGGACTTATATTTCCCGGAACTATTTTTAATTTCCCAATAAGGGCTATATGTTCTTTTTGTTTTGGTACTTCCGCGAGAACTTTTAGTTTTAACTGTAGTTTTTGTTGCTCCGCTTCTGCGTGTTACCGTTTTGCTCTTACTATCTCCCTCCGGGGATTTGGTTCTAACAACGCTTCTCTTTTTTTTTGCCATGAGTTCTAATTTTTAATTACTTCGTTCAGCGGCTTCACTACCTCTGCTAAATTGATTACCTGATTCAATATCACCACCTATGATAGCAACAGTTTCATCAATTATTAATTCTACTATATCATCTTTAAATTCAGAGTCTACATCAGTAACAGGCTCTGTACCTGAATAAGGGCTTTTACAACCGGCTATTTGAATTAAAATAGGTTTTCTATAATAGATAAACTTGATCTCATCTACTTCAAAATCCCCATTAGTGTGAACTCGAGCTTTATTATTAATCAAAGTAGAGAATGTTTCTCCCCATTTATAGCTTGGTTTCTTAAGATCATCTCTTAGTAGAGCAGTTAAGTTATCCTCCTCTACTAAGTAGACAATCATTTTTCTTAAGCCATCGCAGCAATCTTTTGAAGCATAAGCATCTATTCTTTTATATTCTAAAAAATCTTCAGGAAGTTCATTAAGAGTTTCATAGAAATCCTGCTTGTTCTGCAAAGGAGGTGATATCTCAATAAGAAGTTTTTGTAAATCATCAATCCTTCTTGTTGATTGCTCATCTCCATCCTGGAACAAATTGCTACCGCGTATTTGTCTACGAGCCCATTCTAACTGCGCTTTATTAAAGGCTTCAATGATCTGCCAACACTCAATGTTGTCAAAATCATTTGAAGCTAACTTATTAAGCCTCTGCCTTACTTTAAGCTGAACAGTTGTATTATTCACCTGGTAAACCTTTAACGTTTCTACTTGCTGAAGGTAAATTAGGAACCACCATAGATGGAGCTTCTGCGCCAGGTACTGACATAGAGGCTTTAGGTTGCTCACTTAATCTTTTGGCACCTTTCATCTGCTCACACTTTTTTAAATTAAACGGGTCTGCGCTTACTTTTTTCATTGTTTTACAATTTTAATTATTCCATTCATGTTCCATTAAATCCAATATTTCTATATAAACATCTTCATTTAACGGATTCTTTAAAAACTCAATTACATCTGATGGATTTCTACCTATCTTGATGTTTTTATAATAGATGTGACCATCTGTTTTTATAAGTATTACATTATAATATGTAGCATCTTTTACAATGCATCTATATTTTAACTCTTCTAAAGAAGAATTAGCAGTTTTTATAAAGTTATCTGCGGCTTTTACTTCGCTTCTTTCAAAAGATTCACCATTGATATACTCATCCATTGCCTCATACAATATATCAATTGGTGTCTGAACTTTATACTGAGGGCTTCCCGGTTCAATAACTTTAGTAACATAAAGTAATTTTTTAGGATTGCTATCATATAAATTCTGAAGAGTAGATAAAGCTTTGTTACGCTTTTTCCTAGCCTCATTTAAATGGGTTATTGTTTCTTGGTGCTTATCTAAGTAAAACTTAGGAGGAACCGACATCTTTTGACCCGCTTCATAGCTTTTAGCAACAATGGAGAACCCACCTGCTTCAATAGCGCACAGTTTAATTAGATCATATGGGTTTTCATGTGGATTTAAAAATACACTATCATTTCCCGCTCTTAAATGAATTGAGTCCCAGAATTCAGAATTATCGGGTCTTAAAAGCTTAACCTTATTCCAAAATTCTTTATCCTTAATATCAATTACATTTGATGCTAGATCTTTTTCAAGTTGAGCAACAATTTCTCTAATCTGCTTTATCTTAGCATTTCTTTGATCTTTGTCTTTGATGCCTTTAACATCTGGAGCAAATTCATTTAATCCTGTTATATATCTTTTGATGCCGTTATTTTCAAGACATGCTAATTGTTCTTCATGATATACTCCATCATAAAGAGTTAAGCCATATTGCTCTAATCCCATATTTTCTTTATTAGGATCAAAAAAGGCTTTGATTGACATTTTGCCCAACCCTCTTCGGCTTGAACTTTCTATTTCTACTTTTGTAAAACTCATAATCGTTGGTTTAATTTAATTGTTTACACTAAAATCTTATTATTAGAAATAAGAGGGAGACTAGCTCCCCCTTACCCTAATAAACTTATTATGGAAAAATTAGAATGATCCTCCTGTGACAGGATTTCTCATTACAATTTTTAGAACTTTGGTTGGATCTTTTACCCAAATCGCAGGCATACATTGAGTCATATACACTCGATAACCATTAAATTGTCCTGATGATGTGAATCCCTGAGTTTTACCCATGTAATCCATTGTACCATTTTGATACCACCATTTCAATTGATTATCCCACTGCAACTTCAACATGTAAATGTTATCATTACCTGTATCAGTGATGTCAAAAATCACAAAGCTATAAGAGCTTAATGGATGACCATCAATAATTGGGTTCTCGATATCATTTGTATGTAAGTTATCAAAAGCTGGGTTAAGAACAAACTTAACGTTAGCTAAGAAAGGAATTACATAACTAGTGTATGCAAAACCAAATCCTAAATCCATGCCTTTTCCTGTAATAGCTCCAACATCTGTAGCATTTTGAACAAGACCTGCAGCATTAGCTTCTCGCTTGATAGCTTCATTAACAAGCTTCATTCCGCCAATTCCTGTTTGAACAATAAGTTGTCGTTTAGGATCTGGACCATTGAACTCAACTCTACCTTGATAGAAGTTGTAAAGCTCGCTTTTAAATAAGTCAAGATTGAAGTTACCTTTGTTGAAGATTCTTTTATAAGAATTGTCAAGCTGCTTCCAAAGACCAACAGATAATCTAATATCATCTGGCCCATCTTGCTTAATTCGACCACCATGACCCCACATTAGGTATGTTTCAATATCTGAAGCAATTTTGCTCAAATGAGCTGCTTCCATTGAAGTTAAGAATGTTCTAGAAAGTGTACCGTTTCCAATAGCTCTCTTAACATAATCTTTACCCATTGAAGAAACCATATCTTCTAATGAAGATACAGATGGATTCATGTTTTTATCAAAGTTTCTCCAAATCTCAGTAACAGGAACTGTGCCATCAGCATTCATTCCACCTTTGATCTGCATATCAGCTCTTGAAGAAATTGAGTAGTGAACGTGTGCTTCTGCACCTCCTACATAATTGTAGAATTCGCGGAAACCTGCTCCTGTAACGATGTCAGAAAATCTTTCACCATACTCTCCTCTAGCAGAACCTTTTCTAAAGAATTTAGTTCCTTCTGCTAAGAATTGATTATTAAGAAATTTGTTATTGTCATTGTTAACTAAACGAACAGTGTATACAAAGCCATCTCCCATTGGAAGAATGTCATCAGCTGTGATATAAAGTTCACAACCATTGTACTTGTCATAGGTGATCATATCACCATGTCCAAATTCTCGTTTGTTAAGTTTGATTCTAAAGGTGTTACCGTCTACACCTTTCATTGTGTTACCTGGTTCAATGTCCTCGATGATATAAGGCAAATCCTGTGAAATTGGGGTCTGCCACTTATATTCACCACGTGCATTGTCTACCATGATTACATTCTTCCCACCAAAGCTTGACATCTGATATAACGGCATTTCAACTTTTTGAGCCATTGCCCAAATGTCCACTGGACCAAGATCCATTGGTTCAGCCGTTTTCAGCATGTTAACTAAGTGATAAGAATCTACGTGTGAGGACGCGTTATACTGCGTGTCTCTCAGAAAAATCCCATTGTTTAAAACTGGAGTTGCCATGTGAATTGTTATTAATTATTAATTATTATTTGTTACTTGTTTTGTTTAAAAAAGTTGGGGTTTGGTCTTTTTAATCCTGTATTCATGCCTTTTGGCTTTCTTTCAAGACTAGGTTCGCTTAAAGAACCAGCATTTTTACTTGAAGCTTCTGTTTTTAATGTTCTAACAGTTTCTTCAACATGCTCGTTTTTTATACCCTCTGTTAATTTGCTTTTATATCCTGTTGGATCTGCTAATAACCATAGAGCCTCTGCAACTAACTCATGATTTGGCTCAATAAATTGGTGCTTTTCCAACAGATGTCCAAGAAGATTAGTTTGCTTTCCAGAGATAGAATTATATGTGGGCTGTACTAAGCCGGTATACAACATGTTCTGAGTTTTAGGATTTATTTTAACGCCTCCTAAATCACCTGACTTTAATGTTTCATATACGCTATTCATGTAATTCATAGACGCTTCTTCTTGTTGTTTTCTTTTTTGAGCCTGAGTCTGGATCTTTTGCTGGACCACTGATTCTCTCATCTTATCTAATTTTGGCTTAAACTTTTTAGCTTGGTTAGATATTTTATCTAAATCTTTATAGTTTTCAATTTCTTCTTCAATTTCTTCTTGATCTCCAAATTGTTTTGCTACCAAATAGTCTCTTACTATTCTTTCTGCATCTCTTTCATTTTCAGGATCAAGATTCTTTTGTTCTTCTACCTGAGATAATGCACTAAATAAACCTTTTAAATCTTCTCCTCCATCTGCAACATATTTAGCAGCATATTGCAATTCATGGGGAAGAGCATCAAAAAACTCAGCTGGAGTTGATTCTCTCACTTTACGCTCTCTTTCCTCGAAGTTAGCAGCAATTAAATCTTCATAATCCTTTTGAGTATATTCATTTAATGGTTTATCATCATCAAAAGGAACTAATAACTTCTTCTCAATAAGACCTGTTACTAATTCAGACATATTGGAATGTGATGAAGATTCATTGACTGAGTCTTGATCATCCATAGATGATACTAAATCATTAAAAGCTTCATCAGCATTAGTTTCAGCAGCTGGAGTCTCAACTTGTTGAGTTTCTTCAGCTTCAGGTGTTTCTGTGGTTTCTTCAACCACTTCTGTTTCACCACTCGGTGGATCAAGTACTGTCATATCTACTTGCTCCTTTTGAAAGAACGTTGGTGCTGTTTCAGCATTTGGATCAGTCATAGCTACATCAGCTCCTGGTGATCCTAATAAATTGTCGAGCTCATCAGCATCTACGCTTACCCGCTCTATTGTTGTGTTGGTTTTGTTATCAGACATATTTAAATTGGTTTAGTTGTCTATTAATAATATAGCTAATTTATACGAATTAAACTACTAAAGTTTAAAATCGCAATAGGGTATTTGAAAAAATATCTAACTATATAGCTAAGATTTTTTCTTGTTATTATCTTTTTTGGTTTTGGCTGGTTTTGGTGTATCAAATCTATTCTTATTTTCTTGTGCAATTCTTACTTGATTATCAGATATTGCTTTTGCATTAGCCATCTTCTCTCTTTCAATTTCTGTCTTATCTTGGCTTATTTGTTTTTTAGTATCCTCTTTCATAGTCTCGATACTAGTTTGATGTTGATACTCTTCGGATTTTCTTATATCCTCCATTGCGTCTTGGAAATCATTTTGTTGATTTTCATTTAAATCAACCATGGACCCATAACCAGCGGCTCTAATTTCAGCAACCATGATATCTTTGCGTCTTTCCTTTTCAGCTTCCATAGACTTATAATCTCTTTCTGCTTGCTTTTCTTGGACTTCTGCTTGAAGAGCCTGTTCTTGCATTTGTTGTTGATGCTCCTGTTCTTGCTGCTTTTGTTGCTGAGTATTTTCTTCAGCTCTTTTCATGACCTCAGTAATCTCAGGAATAGATTCTGCTTTTATTATATTTCCTAAATCATAAATAGATGCTCCTGAAGTATTATTATTCATTGCAAGCATCTTTAGCTCTTCCATAATCTTTCTATGATTAGCCCTTGTACTAGCGTAAATATTAAGATCCCTTAGCATTAGTTCAGTACCATTGATTCTAAAATTGACTTTATCATGCTCTTCAGTTAGATATTGTAATCTCACAGAGGGATTATTAGATTGATAGAACTGGGCAAGATCCGTTCTCATCTGATGCACTCTAGGCATTAAATGATCTGAATGGTCAATAAAATACTTTTCTGTTTGAGCATAAGAATTGTTTACTGCTGCTCTTACACCTTCAGCGGTTTCCTGCTCAATATTTTGACCCATTCTTTGTGGCGTAACTCCAATGTTTTCAAACGCCTGAACTTTAAAGTAATTAGCTAACTGAATTCTTGACATAAGTCTATTAGTCTGTTCTAGATCCAGTTTTTGATAATGCTGAAATGCTAAAGCATTTTCAGTATTTGAAATAGTTGAATCTAAAGGAAGCATTTGAAAATCTTTCATTGCTACATAAGCTTTTGCAAGATTGTTCTTTCCCCAGTCTTCTCCCATAGAGTGCCTTGGCAATGCATTTTGATCGAGAAGTATAACAGTTCCTAATTCATCTATAAGTATATCAGCAATTTGATTATTAACTATATTATATCCTATTTGCCAAGGTTTCATCTGATCTACTAATGAGCTTGATTTAGAATTTCTATCAGAAAACACTCTTCCTTCTACAGGTAGCTTGCATCCATAAAGAGTTTTATCTCCTTTAAATTGAAACTTTAGCGGGCCTACTTTATTTTGATTTATTCCTAAGTATATCGGATTTATCCCCCCTGGGTTATTCATTCCCCAAAAGGTTCCTTGATTAGGTCCTATTTTTACTCCTCCCCACGTTTGATTCAACCAAATCCAATCAATGTGTTCTCCAAATAAAAGATTGTCTCTACTTTTATTCTTAATGAAAGAAGTATTGTACATAGGCTTATCTGTAACCTGATACTCTTCCGTAATAACTTTTTGAGTAAGGTTTCCAAACTCATCTATTTTAGTAAGATGACCCACTTTCATTTGGGACTTCCAGTATGTAGTTGTGACTCTCAACATGCTTTCTGGTCCAAAATCTAAAAAATCTTCAGACTCACCAAGTATCCAAGATACGATATCACTACCCTGTCCTGGATTATTTTCAGCCATAGACATGTATTGCCGATAGGCAAGAGATGGTGGTTTAGTATTCCAATCATGTGATTGCGTTGGATCATAGTAATGCCCATCATTCTGATATCCTTGCACTGCATATCCTGCAGATCTAACTGGATAAACTGATTCAAGAGATTCCATCTGCTCTTCAGTCATCAACCATCCATATTTGTCAATAACATCTGCAACTGAATACATATCAATTTTACCAACCCAATTACTATCAGCTATATATCGGGTATCAGGAGATTTATGATAAAAAGTTAATACCGGATTCCACAGCTCAATGTCATAGTCATCTTCCATCATCTTAAAGTGCCAAAACTCTCTATCAGCAATTAAAAGATCTTTAAAAGCTCTTTCTTCTAATTCTTCCATATGGAATCTTTCAGAATCTGCTTCCATCTGATGCTGGGCCCACTCTTCTGCAATGTTTACATAATCTTTTTTAAAGAATGATTCTATTTCTGGAAGAGACTTAATATTCTCAGGAGAAAGCTGCTGCTTAATTTGCTCATCTTCTAGATCAGCTCCTTGCTCTATCATCTTAGCCATGAGTTTTGTTTGACTCATTTGAACAAGATGCTGTTCTATCATAGAATACTTTTCTTGCATCATCTCATTATAAGAGATATCATCAACTGCTCTAAAAACTATTTTAGAACTTCTTTTAGAAAACTCTGCTAAAAGAGTATTAACAACATTTGGGATGATTGGATAGAACTTTAATTCCAGGGCTGATGAATCTTCTTCAGTTAATTGTTGTAGTATATCATTATACTCATTATCCTCTTCAACAATATAATCAGTCTTGTCTATTAAGCCGTTAGCTAATTTATAATTTTTTAGAAGCCTTCTTGCATTTCTTCTTAATTGCTTTACACCTTGCCATTCATACCAATCCATATTCCAAGCAGACCATTCTTCATTCTTTTTAGAAAATGGTAAAAACTGTATAGGCTGTGTTAGGGTGCCCATTTTATTATTAAAATCTGCTTTCTTACCCTTTTTAAGATCAAGTGCGTTTAATACTTCCATAGTTTCTATCTAATATTTCTAAAAGGGTTTCTATTTCTTTTACCCGCTTTTCTTTTAGATGCTTGACCTCCCATGTGAGCAAAAGGTCTCTTATTTAATTTATACAAATTTTTGGACTTTTCCAAGTTTTCATAGCTCTCCTCATCTCTACGTTTTATATAGCCGCGATTAGCTTGTTGCATTTTAGCAAACGCTATTAAAGATGAGAATGCAACGAGCCTATCCACATTTAATCCATCATGATACGCGGCCATTTCTTTAAGAAGCATTGGATCCGGAATTCTTTCAACACCAAATTTAACAGATAAGACACTACCATCTTCATTTAATTCTTCATCAATTTGTTCTCTTACAAACTCTATAGCATAACTTATAAGATGCGATTTAAACATGGTGCCTGTATTCTTCCAACCATATTCAGAATATACGCTTTTATTAGCTGATAGGTCTTTAAGAAAAATAATCTGATCTTTTGGTATAAGATATTTTTGCTTTTTTACTTTCACCATATGAGTAATGAACTGAGGAATATTATTTTCAACTATTGTCCAAGCGTTGTACCATTCTATGATTAATTCTAATCTTTCATGAGTCTTGTTAATATCATCAAATCTTCCACACCATGCAGCAACAATCTTATCAGGTTCTACAAAAGTTTCTAATTCACCGTTTTCATTTTCTCTAGTCACTTCAACCGGATTCTTGTAAACATAAATAGAACATAGTGAATCTGATGTAGTTGTTTTTCCTTCAGATACTGGGTCAATTCCTGCATAGTATGTCCCCCAGTTTGAGTTTTCTTTAGGTCTTTCCCATACAACAAGTGTTCCTGTTTTATCTTCTGTTGTTTTAGTAACCGGAAATTCTAGTATTGGAATCTTCTTAGTACTTTTAACATCTGCCTTACCATCTTTTCCAACAAATATATCTAAGAATTCATATGGATATTCTTTCTCATCTATTCTCCTCTGTTGCTCAGTAATCCTATGTAACGGAAATATAGAAGCTTTCCTATACGCAAATGCTTCTGCAATATTAATAGGTTTTTGAGATATTCTTAATTGATATTTATCCGGCTTAAGTTTCTTTTTCCAGATAATTCTTTGTTCTTTAATTATTTCTAGCGCTTCTTCAACTTGAGAATTACCAAACTCGTCTATACACGGAGGCATTGACCACTGCTCAGGTATAAACAAACCATGTCTTCCCCACTCACCTTTATCGTTAATTAAATTTGATTCAACTGCATAGATATCATTGTCATCAGGATTCATTATTAAATCCTTTAATGGCTCGCATTGTTCAAGATCACCTACGGATCCCGCAGCAATAAACATCCCGGTTGTTATTGCACCTGAACTTAATGCAGGACGCATGTATTCATAGGTGTCTCCCATTTTTGATGCAACACCAGCTTCTTCATGAAAAAAATATCTACATGGACCCCCTACACCTTGAGTAGCACTCTTTTCAAAAGTGTGACCTGTAAAAGTACTTTTTAATCCTGTATGAGTTTCTTTACCGTTTACAGTAGTTCCAATTTTTTGCTCCCAGTCCATTACTTTACCTGGGTTATGAGGTCTATACCAAGCTGTCTCAGCATTTAAAAAATCACTATATTCTTGGACCATTTTCCAAGAACCTTTATCATTTATAAAATCCTTGAGAGATGCTCCCATCTTTACTTTAGCACCTTTTTCAAACCAATATTGATTTAAGAGCTTAGCGCAGTGAAAATAACTAGAAGCTATTTGTCTTTTTTTAAGAATTGCAGAATGGAGATTGCTTAACTCAGCAAGTATTTCATAAATAGCCATATGATATTGCGCATCCCATATTCTAGGAAACAAATAGTCTTTTTTCTCTTTATCATAAATCGGAAGAAAGTTTAACCACATATAATATTCTCGAGGAATATACCAGGTTTTATCATCACCGTGAATAATTATGCCGACCCTGCATTTATGTTTTTGATCATCCCAATAGTTTCTAAAGTCTCTACTTTTAAAAGGAGCTGAGCAATAATATCCTTTCTTGTTATACTCAAGCGCGCATTCATTAAATATTTTTATATGTTTATCAAAACCATATTCGCCAGGTTCTTTAAAAAGCTTAAACAAAAAATCTTTAAAGTTTTCAAGTTTATCAAAAGAGGTTATCGACCAGTCTCCTTTTTTCCAAGTTGGTATATCAATTGGGTAATCGTAGTCACTAAACATTATCCTTGATCATATGCTAATCCTTTTCCACCTCTATGATGAGGAGTTTGCTCGTCTTTCAAGTCTTTATATGCACCTTTAAATGATTGTCTTATACTATCAAAATCTTTTGCAACTGCGCGAATTTGACCAATATTACCATCTCTGCCATCAGTGATTGATGTATTAGACATGTAGTATGCTATATTATCTAAAGCTTTTTTAATTCCCATGTAAGCTCTAAAGTTAGGAGTTTCATACATCTTTTTGCATTTCTCTAATGCTTCGTGTATAGTTACTTCTTCACTAGTAAAGTTTGCATCTAAATCATCAAGGATCTGTTCTTCCTTCTCACTTTCAATATAATTGAAATAAGGATTAAGTTCTGGATCTGGGCAGCTCATATAAAATAAAAATGCATATACCTTCAGGTATTCATCATTCTCTGCATAATCTGTCATAAAATCTTTTAACCATTTGATGGTATAACAGTGTTCTGATGGTATTACATTACCGCCTTCTATATCAAAAAGTTTCGTTTGCATAAGTCTTTATTTTCTCTACTTTTTCTTCCATAATGCCACAACTCATATTTTAATTTGCTATATACGGCATTTTTAGTTTTCATTAATGGGTTGCATGCATGTAAGCCTGTGCTCCATCTCATTGAGCCAACTGTATCTTTAAACATAAGACATTTATCATACAATTCTATTTTTATTCTATATTTTGTATTTTTTACTATCTGAAACGCTTTAAATTGAATAATATCTTCAGTTATATCTTCTAAATCAGATTCATCCATTTGTAAAAGCTCATCTATATCTGATACAATTCTCCAAGTTGCTTTTGATTTTCTCCAACAAGAATTCATAATCTGATTCTTTTTAGTCTCCCAATAAGGGCTATAAGCAGACCCTTTCACTCTACAAGGGGTTATGATAGTATTAAATTCATTAAATATTTCATATAATTCATCATTACTATAGTCCGAATAGATGTTGAACTTAAAGTCTGTAAAACGTTTTTCATAATGCTCTCTATACATAACAACTTCATCCCGATATTCATCCAAATAGGGTTTAAGTAATATTGTATATATGTCTAGACTATGCATTTTTTAACCAGTTAATCATCCTAATTACATGCTCTTTCATATAGGGAACTTCATACTTAACAATATCTTTAATTACCGGATCTCCTATATCATTATATAAAGTAACAGGATAACCGTTTTCATCATCCCTTATCTTTTCAAAGACTACATGCTGTATTACCATATTACCTGGCTTAAGCCTGGGATTGTGTTTAAGTATAATATACATGTACATACTTAATTGGAGAGCGTAGTGTTGCAAGTGACAATCTTCTATATCCGATATAGGAGCCTTTAGCATCTTATGCATACCTTCCCAATTCTTATAAGATCTTAATTTAATTTCTTTATTAGTCTTGTAATCTGTAATATGTACATGATTGTTGACAATGGCTACATAATCAGCCTGACCACATACTTTTGCAGATTTTAAATAAACAAAATGTTCTGGATATACACCGGGAATAAGTTTTTGATTAGGCGCATACTTGATGTCATCTTGTATTTTTGGAGGAATGACCGGAAGAGTTTCTCCTTCTTTATCAATTGATTCACAATCCATAAGATCTTTTTCTCTTTGATTGTGATAATAAGTACCCAAGTCTGTAGCCCTTTTGTTTTCCTTTGTCCAGATCTCTTTTATTTTTTCAGGGTTCTTATTGTACCATTTAGATTTTTTATTCTTTGATGATTTAACTGCCTGATCAGGATTAAAAGGTTCTTTAAACATCCCCACTAAAGAGGTAACGCTAGTCCATTTTATATCTTCATTAGGGTCAATGCTGCTATACTGATGCCCTTTTTCTTTGAATATTAAGCTCATATTGTTCTATAATTAATTCAACAATGTTTAAATCGCTTATTGATCTGGCTTTTAGCATTTGTCTTAGTTGCGAATATTTAGAAAACGTCATCACCTCATTTTCTAAACAGGTATCAAGCCTGTATTCTAAATCACCCCTAAACAGGCGTCTATTAAAGTCTGCTATACCTTTCACACTAGAATAAACCTGCATGTCTTTAAAATACGTCTTACGCGTTAAATCAGACTGCAGCTGCTCCCATAGACCACCTTTAATCATCATTTTATTCTTCAATTTTTTTATTGAGCATGTCTTCTTCATCTTCATCTAGCACTTTAGACCATTTATCTGCATCACAACTTGCAGATAATGATCTAAGTTTAATTCCTAAACTACATCCACACAGTTTACAACAAGGCTGTGTACCTTTTACATAGCACTGACCTCCTTTAACATCTAAGTCTGGACAATCACTGCATACTTTTAATCTTTCATTATAAATTTCTTCAACATCTTCTTTTTTGAAAATGTTGTTCTTTATACCCTCAAGTATTTTACCCTTTTCCTTCCAAAGCTTTATTAGAGACATATTCTATTCTTTTGGCTTTAATTTCTCTTTTTCTTATTCTTTCTGAATCTAACTCTTCTTTAACGTTTAAAAGTCTTTTCAACCTAAGAGATGTTTCTTGATATACTCCGTGTTTTTGAAACGTTATATTTTTAGGAGTTATGTTGTTAATCAAATTACTATACTTCTTAATCTTTTTAGGAAGGACTGTTGGTTTTATCAAAAATGTACCCAAATTATAAATTGATATAGAAGAGCTCTCAACTTCATTAAGAGCCCTTCTAACTGCAGACCAATAAAAACTCGCAACATCTTCCACTAAAGCTTCTGGAAGATCCAGTTCTTCAGCAGATTTTTTTACAAAATATTTAGACTTCTTTGGTGTCATCTTTTCTTAATAGTTTAATATCAATTAAAATGTTACCTTCTGTTTGAAGTTCTAATTTTTGATTTAAAGAAATAGTTTTCTTGCTTTTACCCGATTTAGATTTAATAATAAGGTTTTTATTCTCAGCCTTATTAATACAGTTTCTAACCGATTGAGGGCTAGAAAAGATTTCCCTAGTTATTGAAACTTTTGGATTTCTATCTCTATTATCCTCTTTACAAGCAGCATTACAAAAATTTGTAAGCTCTGTTTCTCCATTAATTGCAAGCAACGTTAAACATTCTAAGTCAGATTCAGAAATATTAATATCATTAAGATGGCAGTATACAGCTATCTGAAATTTAACAATCCCAAATCTTTGCATATAACCCCTTTTCTCAACTTTATTTACTATTACTGACATGTTGGTTTATGTTTAATTAGTAGTTAACGTACTTGGTTCTACCATCATCATCTTTAATTGCCTTTAAAACTTGCTTTCGGTTCCCTCCTCTTTTATAAGACACATGAACCCAATTGGGGTTTTTATCGTCACCAAACTCCCAGATTAACTGGTCAAAATCTAAATTGTCTTTTATATAATAAAACATTTCAGCATTTGTCTTGTGCTTATAAGTGTCATCTAAATCCATAGCAGCTCCATTATTAGCCATATGCTGAGAGCTAGACGCTCCCCCAATACGCTTATTCAGCTCTTCACTTCTGAAGCAACTGTTTATCTTTACTGCTCCGCCAACCCATTCTCTTAAGGGTTCAAATAGCATATCAGCAAAAAGCTTAATCCTTATTAGTTGCGCAGCTGTAGGCTCATTATCAATATCATTTCTCATAGCTGTTTGGCTATAAATAACTTCACTATATGATACATGTGGTGATATTTTCATAATATTTAATTTTTCTGTACAACCGCTCATTTCTGCTGTGTTGATGGGTCAGGCTCAGTATCATATTGACTATATTGAGCCATTTTCATACTAATTTCAAAACGTTTATAACGAGAAACTTCAATAGTGGTTATTAACTCTTCATACTCAGCTTGAATTCTAAGATCAGATAGTTCTTCTTTGATGTTGTTAATAGTTTCTTTTCTGATTGCAATCATCTGCTCTTCTGTTACAGAATCTTTAACAGGTTTTTCTTTGATTGTTGGTTCCATAATGCTTAAATGTTTAAATTATTTAAATGTAAATATAACATTAAAGTTTAAACTTAACAAGTTTTAAATAAATTTGGTACAAAAAAAAGAAGCCACCGAGTGATGACTTCTTCTGCTAGGTAAATTATGCAAGTCAGATATTCCTGTCACTATATTTTGCAATAGATTGAGGTTTAACTTGAGCTTCTTGTCTTACAAGCTGTTTGTTGTTATCACCAAACTCTTCTAATCTTCTGTGATTAACAACACCGGGAGCATTGTAAATAATTTTTGTATTATCAAACTGAACTAAAGACTCTACCAAATAGCTTGCGCCGCCAGCATTTTCAACACCGGTGTCATACAAATAGGGAGTCCTAGTTCCGCATAATGCAAAGTCTTTAGCAACTTTATCCTCATTCCAAGCTATTAAATATTCCGATGTATCAGCTGCAGGTGACCCTACTACAGGGTTTCCATCACAATCATTTATTACGAAAGGATATTCACCGGGTTCTCTGGGAGACAAAGCTATTCCTAATCTTGAATAAAGAGTTGGATCAATAGCGTCATAAACTCCGGAATTAGTTTCTAATATATACTCAAAAAAGGCTTTCCTAACATTATTAAATTCATGAATAGAATTAATTTCTCCAGTTGGTCCAGTGAGCATAGAATTTAAATTAGATATAGATGCTGCCTGAAGACCACCTCTTAAAAGTTTCATTTCAGGAGCTTTACCAATAGAATAAATTCTACAATATGAATTCAACAATGTCATTGCATTCATCAAATCAACATAGTTACCATGCTTGGCCACGTATTGAAGTTGATTATTTATATCATTAAAAGCCATGATTTCTTATTTACTTATATATTTAATATAACATTTTTTTCATTAAAATCAAAGTTATATCTCCTATTTTGCCGAAAGGAGGGCATCTTCAAAAGCTATAATATCTTTATGCTTAAATTGCCAGGGTATTTTAGAACATTCTAGTACTTTATCAAATTCAGCATCTTCAAGACTTATATCATCTTCTGCTTTTAGATCTTCTAGCTTGTCTTCTATTTTGATTCTCTTACGCATCTCATCTGTTGTCCATCCGTTTTTAGGAGGATTGTTAAGACATATCTTTATAAGATCTGCATAAGTCATAAAAGTTGTTTCACCTGACTCATCAGCCATAGTGATTTTTGTGGATTTGTTGGTTATTGTTTTCATGTTGGTTTAATTGTTGGTTTTTATTATTTTTTTGATACAAGAGTTTCAACCATTCCTTTGATTAAAGCTGTATCAGTTTTAACTGCTGTCATTTGGTCATTAAGTGTTTTGAATGAAGTTTCATTTGATTGGTTGTGTTCTTTAAGGTCTTGCTTTACAATGTCAACCCTCTTGTTCATAAACTCTCTTTGTGCTTTCATCTCATCTTGGAATTGCTTACGTATGCCTGTTCTGCTGTGCTTGGCAGTAATACTATCTTCTTTTGCATCTTGCTGACATGAAGATACATGAGTATCTACTGTTTCTAATCTATGCTTTAACTTTTCTATAGCAGCTTTCATTGAGAACCATCCACCTAGAACACTTATAACAAGTGTTACAATGTAGATAACATCTTTCATGTTAAAATGGACATCATCCATTCCAC